CTCTCGGGCTGGTGGACGAAAGCGGTTCAACTTCGAGTTTCGCAAAGCAACTCGAAACTTGTGTGAAGGAAATTGTCCAATCGTTGCGAGATAATCCCAACGCCGACAAACTTCTTTACGCTCACTACCACTTCGATAGCAATTTCCGTGAAGTTCACGGATTCACAGAACTGAATTCCATCAACCCGACCGACTACGATGGATGCTGGGCTGGCGGTGGTCGTACAACTCTGTACGACTCCGAACAAAAAGTCATCAAGTTTGTCGGAGACTACGGCAAACAGATGGCAGCACAGCGATACCTCTGCAATGGTATCATCTATGTCCTGACGGACGGAATGGATTGGGGTTCTGTTCAAACTCCAACCGCTGTCAAAGAAGCTCTGGCTTCTGTCATCAGTGGCGAAGAGATGGAATCGTTAATGACGATCCTGATTGGGATCAACGACGACGACTCTGTTCAGCAAGGTCTGAAAGATCACGCTGACGAAGTTGGCTTCACTCAGTACATTCCTGCTGGCAAGGCCGACAAAAAGACTCTGAGCAAGATTGCGGGATTCATCTCCCAGTCTATCAGTTCACAGTCGCAGGCTTTGGGTTCGGGTGGCCCAAGCCAATCTCTGACGTTTTAATTGAGGCGGCTACAAAATGGCGAGCCTCACATGAGGCTCGCCATTTGTTTTAAGGGAATCATCACATGAAAAAGTGCCCAATATGTTTAGAGGAAGCCTTAGAAGTTTCTGACGAACGAGGCCCAAAATACAAATGCAAATATTGCAACGCTGCGGGAGACATAAAAAAAACTGGAAATCATGTCTCAAAAGGTTCTCGATGATCGCTGGGCGTTTTACTACTGCGAAATACTCAAACTTGGTTTGTTTTTCAGAAGCTCCTATGAGTATCAAAAAGTCAACATCCTTGGCAGTGGTCGCCGTGTAACTGATCGTATTTGGGTGCATGTTCCAGATTTACAATTACACGGACACAATAGCGGCTCCTTTGACATAAAGTGTTGCGGAGTCGGCATAGCAGGCTTGGAAAAGCTAAAAAGCAATCCAAGACAAACAGAAACAATTTTTCCAGTAAATTTGCACAAAGGCGCAAATTTACTCAAACCACGACCGTCACGAACAGTCACACATCAAATGGCAGAAGAGTGGCAACAAATACGGTCCAGATTTTGGAATGGCCAAGCATGAGCATCATCCGATCCATCTTAGAACAAGACGCATACAAGCTCAACATGTGTGCCAACATCTTGCGGCATCATCCGGGCGTGCATACCAAGTTTCGGTTCAATAACCGCAGACCAGAAGGCAAGTTCAACGAAGGTTTCCTGACGGCGTTCAATCGTGAGATCAGAGCCATGGGATCGCTGCGAACCCAAGATGATGAGATGGACTTTGTACATGAGGAAATGCCATGGTTACGACCTCATTTCCTCTCTTTCCTCAAGAACTTTCGTTACGATCCCAAACAAGTCGAAGCACGTCTAACAAAGAAAGGTGAGCTTGAAGTCGAATTCGACGGGCCACAAGAAACAAACATGTGGTGGGAAGTCCCCACCATGGCACTGATCTCAGAACTCTTCTTTGAACATTGCGACACAAGCTGGCGCACCGACAATTGGTTTGAGCGATACAGAGAACGCACCATCGACAAAGCCAGCATCCTCAAGAATTGTGTTCTTGCAGAGTTTGGTTTCCGGCGGCGTCACAGTTATGACATCCAAGACTTAGTGGTTGGCACCCTCAAGGGACTCCACCCCAAGTTCATTGGCGTCAGCAACGTCCACATGGCCATGAGGCACAAAGTCAAGCCAATCGGCACGATGGCACATGAGATGTTCATGTTCTACTCGGTCGTGCGAGGGCTACGTCACGCCAATCGTTATGTCCTTGAAGATTGGATGGAGACATTCAACGGAGAAGTCGGAATCGCTCTGACGGATACCTTTGGCACTCCTGCATTCTTCGAAGACTTCGTAGGAGTCTTAGCCAGAGCATTCGATGGAGTGCGTCACGACTCAGACGACCCTTACAATTTCGGCGACAGCGTGATCGATCATTACAACAGATTGCGGATTGACCCTCTTGGAAAAACCGTGGTATTTAGTGACGGACTGGATTCTCCATCAGCAGCGGCAATTGAAGAATACTTCAGAGGAAAGATCAAACAATCGTTCGGCATCGGCACACATCTGACCAACGACTTCCCAGAGTGCAAGGCACTTAACATGGTCATCAAAATGTGGTCGGTGATGGATGTTCCAGTTGTGAAGTTAAGCGATGTGCCGGGCAAAAAGATCGGCGACCCTGACGCTCTGCGTGTAGCAGAATGGACGTTCAATGGAAAGGCTTTAGACTAATGGCCAAGCAAAAACCAAAAACTGATGCAAAAGTTGAATCAGGAGTAGGCGTAATCGTCTGCAAAGGACACAAAATCCTTGTAGGAGAACGCAAAGGCAGTCACGGTGCTGGCGTCAACGCCTTTCCCGGTGGTCACTTGGATGCTGTAGATTGCCGTAATGGTATTTTGGTTGGCCGAACAGGATTATGGGTTTGCGGGGAGAGAGAAGTTAAAGAAGAAACTGGAATGACAGTCCAGTGCTTCAGCCCCGATAAATACAGAGAAGAGATGTTTACAACATCTGACATCTTGAGCGAAGATGGCAAAAAAGTTTACATGACCAGTTATGTTGTAGCAGATTATCTTCACGGAGGAGAACAAATCACCAAAGGCGGCAAAGAGATGGTCAAACCTCTTGAGCCGGATAAGTGTAAGATGTGGCATTGGGTCACAATTGATGAGCTAATCGATTTGATTGGCACTGACAAACAGCGTCAATGGATTCCCGTCAATCGGGTTGTCAAGTACCTCAAAGACATGTGGAGAGTATAATGCACGGTGTTAGAGTATATTGCATGATGTCAACAGGGAAACCAACAACCCAGCATTTGATGGAAGTCCTGTTTGTCAATGCCTACGAAATGTGGGATGAACAAAAGGAACAACAAGAGATTCGATCTCGCAGGTATTTTGGATTCATTTCCAGCAACATGCAGGTCATTCAACATTTGGGAACACCTTGTGTTGAATTTGAATCAGTAGTCACTGAAACCCAAGAAAAATGGGGCGTCAATCAAATTCGTTACATCGTCAGAATCGACGATCTAAACGTCCCTCCAAATATTGCATTTGGTAAAATTGCACAAATGGAAGGACCACCAATGCCAATTCCAATGGACTTAATGGCAATGGACGACGATGACGATGACGAGACAGATTTCTTCGATGGATCGGAATTCGATCTTGGCAATCGGAACAACTGAAAGGAACAGACATGGACAAGCATGGATTTGTTAGAATCACAACTGCTAGCAATAAGGTTTCTGTTGGAAACCCTAAAGCAAACGCCGATGAACATATCAGAATTCTCAAGGAAAATTCCGACTCCGATATTATTCTCTTTCCTGAAACTAGCGTCACTGGTTATACATGCCAGAAACTCTTTCATCAGAAAGCATTATTAGACGCTGCGGAGTTTCATACACGTCGCATTGCAGATGAAGTGAAAGACCAGATTGTTGTGGTCGGTTTGCCTTTTCGAGTTGGAAATTCTCTTTTCAACTGTGCTGCTGTGATGAATCGAGGGAAAGTTGTAGGTGTTGTTCCCAAAGACTTCATCCCGAATTACAACGAGTTCTACGAGGGACGATGGTTTGCCCCCGGAAGCAAAGCGGGAGAGGATCGTGTAAAATTTGGAGACAACTCTGTCCCATTTGGAAGCCAGTTGTTATTCAAACATGCTCACTCCAATGGACAAGATGTAGTCATTTTTGTGGAAATATGCGAAGCAATCTGGATGCCAATTCCACCGTCATCATTCGCTGCTATCGCTGGTGCCAACATTCTACTTAATCCATCAGCGTCCAATGAAACCATTGGCAAGGCCGATTATCGCAGCAACCTTGTAATGGGACAATCAGGTCGCTGCATGGCTGCTTATGCTTATTCAAGTTGTGGTCCAACAGAGTCTACTTCTGATTTAGTTTTCGGTGGACATTGTATGATTGCTGAAGGTGGTCATATTTTGAGAGAATCTCGACGAGTGGGAGATGGGAAAACTCCCGAGAGAGATTCCTACTGGGTAACAGCAGATGTGGATGTAGAAAAACTACAAACCGACCGTAGAACAACAACCAGCTACGCCGAATCAATCAAGTACCTTGCAGGAAGAAACAACTACAGAACAATTTCGGTCGCATTGCGAAACATGCCAACGATGGAACAAGGTCTAAAAAGAGAAATAGACGCTCGGCCATTCGTTCCAAAAAATGAAGCGACTCTCATAAGCCGTTGCTCTGAAATTTTTGGAATTCAAACATGTGCTTTGGCAAAACGTCTGGAGTGCCTTGGAACAAATCCAAAAGTTGTAATTGGCATTTCTGGTGGATTAGATTCCACATTGGCATTGCTAGTTGCTTGTAAAACTTTTGACATGTTGAATATTCCAAGAACAAACATTACTGGCGTGACGATGCCCGGATTTGGCACCAGTAATCACACTCACTCGAATGCCGACGACTTGATGGAACACATAGGTATTTCCACCAAGACCATCGACATTCGAGCAGCCTGTCTGCAAGAGTTCTTCGACATTGGGCACAACCCATTTGGAATAGACATTACAGCGACATGTTGGGATGGACATAATTTGGACTTGGAGAAGTTCTGTGAACTTCTTTCTGCACTCACTCCCGAAGACCGTGCCAAGGGTGATCTTGTTTTCGAGAACGTACAAGCACGTCGTCGTACAGAGTTTCTCATGAACATGGGATTTGTACTCGGCACTGGCGACATGTCAGAACTATGGCTTGGTTGGTGTACTTACAATGCTGACCAGCAGAGCATGTACAACGTCAATGCTGGCGTGCCGAAGACTCTGGTGCAATTTCTTGTTCGATACATTGCAAGCACCGAATGCGGAGAGACAGTCAGTGGTCCTACCAATTCTCTTTACAATACATTGATGTCAATCGCCGATACGACAATTTCTCCAGAGCTTCTGCCGACCGACGAAGAAGGCAATATTGAACAAAGCACTGAAGATCATATCGGACCTTACGAACTCCACGACTTCTTCATGTTCTATCTGGTTCGCAATGGATTCACTCCTGATAAAGTTTTGTTCCTAGCGGAACAGGCAGAAGGATGGGAAGGTGAATACACCAAAGAAGAAATGAAAAAGTGGTTGGAACTCAACATCAAGCGAGCATTCCAACAACAATACAAGCGAGACAACATCCCCAACGGTCCAAAGGTTGGATCGGTTGCATTGTCACCTCGTGGAGATTGGCGTATGCCACCTGATGCCGATCCTACAACTTGGTTGGAGACATTAAAATGACCACTGAATCTATTTTCGAACAAGGCAGCACCCACGAAGTTTGCGAAGATTATGCCATTCAGGGAGGAGGGTACACCATCCTTGCCGATGGATGCTCCAATGGTGGTGGTCCTCGTATTGACACAGATTGGGGCTCACGCATTCTCTGTAAAGCCGCAGAGGAACATCTCAATACTTTGAAAACACGTAATCCTCTGGAATATATGACAGCAGTGGGCGAGACTGCAAAAACACAGCTACGGGCCTTCCCAAACATACCTGTAGCATCCCTGACAGCCACTCTAAGCGTTTGCTGGGAGCAAGAAGGGGATATCAGGGGTTTTCTCGTTGGAGACGGCATATTCGGCGGTAAACGCAAGGATGGCCGCTGGAAGATATACGTTGTTGACTTCCTCAAGGGAGGAACTACAGGAAAATCTGCGCCTTTCTATCTCAAGTACAAATTTTGTGACGAGATAGAAGTTTACAAATCACAATTCGGCGGAAGATACGAAGTCACAACATATTTTGGAGACCTTATGTCTCCCAAAATGGAGCTTCCAGAAGAGTTCATTTCAGAAGAGGAACGAGAAGAACAATGGTCAAACGCTATGACCACCTCTTCAATGGAATACGACTTAGAAGAAGGATATTGGGCAACACATTTCCCAATAGAAGAATACGAATTTGTTTTCCATTGCTCTGACGGACCACAAGCGTTCAGCCAGTATCGGTCAACAGGTACTAGCAAGAGCAAAGAAAAAATACACGTATTAGATGTGCTTCGAGTTCTTGCAGACATCAGAGGCGGTGCTGCTGGATTCCTTAGAAGGCAACGACACTGGGCATTCAAACAAGACCGTCCCGGCACCTTCAAGAAAAAAGGATGGTTCGGAGAAGACGACGTGTCTATGGGAGTTGTGTATTGTGGCAAATAAAATTGCTCTTTTCGGTGGTGGATTCAACCCAATCGGTCTGCACCACGAACAGATCGCAATGCTCATCTACGAAAAGACCGGAATGAAAACATGGTTCATGCCATGTTTCGATCATCAGTTTGACAAAGACTCTGAGTTGATCGATATAAAACATCGATGGAACATGGTGATGGGAGTTGCTAATCAATTCCCTGATCAGATGGTTGCGTTTGATTTCGAGATGAGGCAGAAGCACACCGGGTCTATGTTCAAGACCATGGAGATGCTTAAACCCGGCAACCCTGATACAGATTTCCACATTGTAATCGGCATGGATAATGCCAATTGCATTGAAACCGATTGGGATCGTGGAAATCTTTTGATCCAACAGAACCCTTTTATCGTTCTTCATAGAGCGGGGCAAAGCCCAACCACAGACTGGTTCAAAAAGCCACCACACATGGAACTCAACTTCAGCAGTTGGGTTAGTTCCAGTGATATCAGGAATGCTGTCGCAGAAGGAAACACTTCTTTTGCGAGAGAAAATCTCAACTATGCGACTTGGGATTACATCAAATCGGGAACACATTACATTCCCCTGCAAACAACGTAGAATAGCCTGAAAGGAAAACAAACATGTCGAAAGTGACAGTTAGAGGCACAGGCCAAATCGTTAGTTTGACAAAAGGCAATTTCGTCGCCAAAGGTGGCGAAGGGTCTATTCACATTATCGGTGATACCGTGTATAAAGATTCGGGGATCAAAAGCATGATTCCTGATGGAAAGTTCACAGAGCTTGCCGTCTTGGATCATCCAGCGATCATCGTTCCCGAAGACGTTCTTTTGAACAAAAATAACAAACCTTGCGGCTACACAATGCGAGCCGTTCCGAATAAGCCGATTCCTCTTGCACAAATCCTTACAAAAGGATATAGACAACGTGAGGGCGTGACTCCAGATCATATGATGGAACTGGTCACGCAAATGATGAGCGGTTTAAGTTACATTCATTCCAAAAAAGGATATTTTCAAGTTGACGGGAATGAATTGAACTACATGGTCACAGGTGATTACAAGGAAGTTTACTTCATCGACACGAACAGCTACCAAACTCCCCACTATCCTGCCGATGCAATAATGTTAAGCGTTCGGGATTGGTCGGTAAGTCAAGACAACCACAAAGCGTGGCAATGGAGCGAATTAAGTGATGCGTATTCCTTCGCTATCATTTCGTTCTACATGTTCACTGCAATTCATCCATTCAAAGGTCGCCATCCAGACTACACCGATGTCAAGACCTTGATGGTAGACAACATGAAGCACCATAAGTCGGTGCTAGACCCAGACACAAAGTTCCCCATTGGACCAATTTACTTCCCGTTTGAAGATATGATTCCGGGAGGAAAAGATGGGGCATTCATGCAGTGGTACAGGGCGTTGTTTACAGAAGGTAAACGACTTCCTATTCCTGATGACTTTCAAGCAACAATTGCTTTCGTCGCCAAGGTCAAAGAGATCATTGGTACAAACAATTTTTCAATCGAAGAAATACACAAATACGCTTCCATGATTACCGGATACTACGATAACGCTGGGAAGAATGTCGTAGTGACTAAAGATCAAGTGTATATCAACAGAGTATTGAAGCCCAAACCTGCTAACAAATTCAGAGTGGGCTTCACTCCTGTCATGAACACAGCAATTGCAGCTTGGTTGGACGACGACAGCAAACTGCAAATGCAAAATTTGGATTCTCAAACATCTGTTCGAGTAGAATTGTCTGGCAAATCTTTGATGGCATGTGAAGGGAGACTATACGTTCAAAGTCAGTCAGATATTTACGAAATTTTATACATTGAACAAGGTGCATCGTTAATTGCATCAACGAAATCTGTTGCCAGTGTAATGCCAAACGCTACCACAATGTTTCAAGGCGTTGTGATGCAGGATATGTTTGGGTCTACAATGGTTTCAGTATTCCCCGAAGCTGGGCACCATCGGCAAATTTCTGTGCCTGAATTAAACGGCTATCGAGTAACAGAAGCCAAGTACGAAGGCAATGTTCTCATGGTGGTCGGAATCAATAAAGCGGCAGGACATTACAACCGGTTTGTCTTTCGGTTCGCCTCAAATTGGAGTAGTTATGATTGCAGAGTCGTTGAAAATGTTACTCCTGCGGGGATCAATTTCACAGTAACAGACGCAGGCATTTGCATCTGCATAACAGAAGATGACGATGTGGAAATATTTTCTAACCGGAAAGATAGTTCCAGCGTCAAATCAATCGACGATCCAGAGATAAAATCTGACATGCGTTTATGTCATTCTGGAGCACAAGTAAGAATTGCTTACGGGGATAAGCTTCACAGCTTTTCCATGAAATAGAACTCTATCGTGCTGGTCAAGGAACTCTCTGGACCGACATGAGCAAAGCTGGCGGAAACTTTGGTATTCGAGCAAACATTCCATTAGACAATGGAAGCAAGAAAAAGTAGCTGACTGGTGGTCAGTCAAGCCCGGCTCAAATTTGAGCCGGGCTTTTTTTATATGATGTTTTCGATCAAAAAAGTAATATCTGACCATTCAGAAAACGTCCTGACTTTGCGCCTTACGGACTTCAGAAACCTTGGAAGGTTCTCTTCAAATCTAGGATGAAGGTTCTCTTTGTCGAGAGCATCTAGGTCCATCCACTCATAAGCTGTATGCTCATCGCTTATGGTGACATCAAATGGCTCACGTACTCGATACATGTACGTCATAAACCGCTTTCTGCCATCCTTGCTGGAAAACTCTTCAAACCGATAGCCGGGAATAGAATCGAGTCCAGTCTCTTCTCTTGTTTCACGGATGGCCGCACTGATATCACTCTCGCCTTTCTTGGACTTACCTCCCGGTATGGCCCACGTCCCAGCGTGCTTATCTTCCTCGCATCTTTTGAGCATGAGAACTTTTTTGCCATCGGTAAAAAAGATGCCTGCGGCATTCTTGCTTTCCACTTTGCTGTTGTTTTTGCCAATCCTGTGATATTTCATACTTTGACCTTCAAGAATAAACTGTCATTGATCTCTGTCTTATCTATTCGGTTGAAGCGATGAAATCCTCCGGGAACTTCCACATGCTCTTCATAAAGCGACTCAGGCACTTCTTCTAGGGCATTCAAAGAGAGGGCGTATGCGGCTTTCTGGTGGCTCATCCAGTCCCATAGCTTCGGGAAGTCTATCATTCCATGATAGAACTCTCCAATAAAAGCATAAGGTGGATCAAGATAGATAAAATCTCCTTCTTGTGACTCGACTTTTTGATAGTCTTGTAACTTAAAGGTAACATTTTTCAGTTTATCAGTCCAGTCTTTTATAACAGGTTGAAGTTTGTCAGGATTGATTCCTTTTCTTCCCAAGTGAAATGCGCTGGTGAATTGACCCTTCTTGTTGTATCGAACAAGTCCATTTCTACATGATCTCAATATGCAAAAGAATTTTCTTGGGTCTTGGTCTTTGTTAAACTCTTCACGCATCTTGTAATATTGATCGTTGGAGAAAGGCCATTGGCTTTTGTAGAAATCAAACAACTCATTAGGCTTGTCTTTGATCATCTGCCAAGTGGAAATCAAAGAAGAATTGAGATCGCTGCATTCAAAGTTTTCAACTTCAATATCGCTGGATAACAACACATAAAGCATTGAACCGCCGCCAAGAAATGGCTCACGATAGGTCTTGATCTTCTTTGGAAAGAATTTGATTATGTGAGGAGATTGTAAACGCTTGCTGCCAGTCCATTTAATCAGAACATCGTTTTGACGCATTTATTTAGGGCCTGTCTTGAGAGGCACTCCCTTAAGCTTCTCAGTGTGCTTATCTGGAGCGTCTTTGAGGTTGTGCATCATATTGATCATCTCGCCTACAATTTCAGCAGCATTTTCGGCTTTACAATGTTTGGATTCTTGAACTGAAACAGACTTGCGATCCTTATTGTAAAATCCCTTGGACACAACATAGCAGTTGTGTTCCTCGTTCCAAGAAACAACTCCTACCCATTCTCCATCATCCCAATTTCTGGCCGAGACGAGAATTCTAAAAGGAGCCTCTTCAAAAACTTGTTTAACATGAAAGTCTTTTCTTTTAAGACCGGCTGAAGCATAACCAAGAGTTATCTTTGCAGCGTTCTTTACAACTTCATTGGTTTTAGTACGAAAATTGACTTCCACGCTATAGCGTGTGTCTGCTTCATTGAGTTGCTTTTCTTTGTTGAACCAATTCTTAAAATTTTCCATATCGATATTATATAGGAAGTAGGAGAAATAATAATGAAATTCAAAAAGTTCTTAAACAGAGAAAAAGACCCTGATAACAGATATGATTTTAGCGACGATCCTGATGAAAAAATATCTCTACAAGGCGGTGGATCTTATCCTTACCAGCAAGATTCAACAATTAGAGGACGAGGACAGGGAGAATTTAATGATTTTGAACAAGAACCTGAAGATTCTGCCTCTCAATGGATAAAAAGACAAGCCCCTGAAGCAGTACCTCAAGATTCTCCTGAAAAGAGTATGTCTGGAACATGGGATAGATTTAAGAAAATGACACAAGCTCCAGATGATGATAATGGAATTCGTGCCCTTTATGGATTATATGGAAAAGGGTGGGATAGTGAAAAGGTAATAAATAAAATCAAAACTGCTTCAATGAACTAATCCATTTTCTCATGTTTTCTTGACTCAACCCATTCCTCAAATTTCTTCTTGCTATACTTGGCGTGTTTCTGATTATTCTTGCGTTGTGTAATTGGTCTCAAATTATCCAAATGATTTATAAGCTTCAAATCTGTGATATTATGCTCCACAAACGCTGCAATAGGAAATATATGGTCAATCGCCCATTTCTTGTCTTTGACCCTGTTCCAGTTCGGATGTTGCGTGATATGCTCCTGTAATTCCTTCGGTCCATAACCAATCATGTCACTGGTGCGACCTACTTTATTCTTGCCAGTGGCGGCTAGTGAAGACTGAAGAGCTTTGTAGCACTTCTTGCGGAACTTCTGGTCGAGTTTCAATTTTTCTCGATCTTTTCGCCAGCCGTGATTACCTGCCCCCTTATTCTTTTCTCGCCCACACTCTTTGCAATGTTGTTTTTGATACTTCAAAGCCACAAGACAAATTTTGGATTCTTTGCCGCACTTACATCTATATCTCATAGGCTCTTTGTTGTTCTTGTATTCTTTCTCAAGTAGTTCACAACCATGTTCCTTAAACATGTTTTTTACTTCCCAAATAGAATACTTAAACACTCTTCCAGTCTTAGCACAATGACCACATCTCTTTCCTTTAGAAAAGTTATTCCAAGTTGCAGTCGCATATTTTCCACAACTGCACTTATAATCCATGGGAGAATGAGTCCCATAATATTCATCCAATAATTCACAACCTTCTTTCTCAAACAATTCTTTCATTTCATCTGTTGTATATTTCAATGCCATAAAAAAATCTCCTTTACTTTAAGATAGTAAAGGAGATTCAATTTTTAATCAAGTGTAATTCAATTTTCTAATCTAATGTGATTTATTAAACTTTTTATACAAACTACAAAAGAAATCCCAGTTATTTCTAAATATTGAGACAAATCCGCTGTCCATTGTTATTGGTGGGATGTCCCCAAATTTATAGATCAGTTCTTCCTGCCATTTTTCTTTAAGTTCCCAGCCTTTGTCTCTCATATATTCGCCATCGAGTTGCATTCCTCCACCGGGACCGGGAGGAGCTTGATACTTTCCTCGAATGTGACCTAACATAATCATAGTATGAGCCAAAGCTCCTTCTTGCATGGCCTGTGTGACTTCTTTCCAGTCCTTGCATTTTTGCAAGTAATGGACCATAACTTTTTGGCCTTTGCAGGGAACTGGATACAATTTGACATATCCCATGTCAGATACCCATTCCCATCCACCAATGTTGGATGATGTGCGGCTAAACATCTGCTCGTACTGCTTATACAAGACCCATTCTCCCATACGACCCCAGATCGGTTGAACTGGGTCAATGAGGCCACCTTGAATGGAACTGTAAGCTCCACCGGGATAGAAGTATTCAATAGGAATAGCTCCATCGAGGTCAGATGCTTGAAATGCGAATGATCCTTGTTCCTTATAGAACACATTTCGGATCATTCCTACATCGTCAGGCATCTTATAGACGCTTTTTCCGGGAGTGGTACTGAATGTGTAATAGTCGTAATATTCCCTTCCGGCATAATCTTCAAAGATTTTTAGGGTTTGATTGACGGCCAAGTCTAATTGTTGTTCGTCAATTTCTATTTTAATCACAGGAGCACCGAGCATCATAAGGACATAATCTTTTATGTCTTCACGTACTTTTTCACGGTGTTTACGGATTGAAGAAGACAATACTCGGTCATGTGGCCCTACATATTTGCAGACTGCCGTACCACAACCGGTGCTTGTAGTAGCCCCTCCTGTACCACAGAGGTTATCAAAGGTTCTTTGAGAGGGCCTACCGATTACTAAAGTGTTTGATCCACAATTTGACATGATACAGGTATATAGAGGTAGTAAGAGTAAATCGAGGATTTGAATGACTTTCAGAAAATTCATTAGAACGAAGTTAAAAGAAAACAAGAGGTTCATGGCTGTTCGTAGTGAACAGCAAATGGATTCTCCTACAACAGACTCTATGGCAACACTTGTTTCAATGATGCCATCTGGAGGTATGCGAATAGCTGCCATGCAATGGTTGTTGACAGATGGGCTGCTGGAAGCGTCTGTGGGAAGAGAGAAATTATTAAAAGAAGTTCAAGCCAATATGCCAATGGGCGGAAGAGACACTGTTCCCATGGGAGTAAAAGCTCCTGTTAGACCAAAATCTAATGTGGCTGGTGCTGGAAATGTAAACTTGGATCTCAATTTTGAAGCTCAAGAACTTGATTTTGGATCAATACCAGAAGGTCCAGATGAAATAACTTCTGGAGCTTTGTTCTCGCCAGAAGGCCGAGAAATATTTCCTGCTCTTAATCAAGTAGAAATTGATGGCATGAACATCGATGAATACTATCAACAAAAATATGAACCTAAAAAAATGAGACTTCATGTAGCAGGTAATTGGTACAATGTTTCGTTAGAAGATTTAAGAAAACAAATTTCAGAAATGGGGCTTCCAGTATTTAGGTACGGAGGCACAGACGGATATATCCAGCATGTGGAAAGAGGAAGTTACAAACCTCCTCATGATCAAAGATCAGCGTCAGACCCACTGCAACATCATGGCCCAAGTTTAAGTGATCCAAAAGTGGATACACATAAAGGTCAAACCGTTGCGTCCTTTGCCGGTGGAGCTAAAAGTTATGGCTCAAGAGGTTATGAGGGAGTGTTGAATACAATGATGAAAAAATTCAACTCTGAATTAGAAGGTGGCACTCTTTCCCCAGAACGTCAAGATTTTGCTTCAAAATTTGCCCATGAAATAGAAAGAATCGAAGCAGACGTTGAAGGTGCTAAAAGAAGTCCAAACTTAGCACTTGATGTTCCGGGACGAAGAGGTCGCAAAGCTCATCCCGGAGTACAAGGAAAAACTTTTCAAGCATCATCTCCTCAGTTCGCAAGTCACATTACGAATATGATTAAGAAAGGAATAGCAGAACCCTTCATGTCAAAAGGCATTGGACAATTCAAAAATCCAAATTTGCTTGGATCGGTTGAGGAAAGAGATGGAAACACATATTTCACCTTGTCTCCCGAACAACAAATAAAGGCTTTAGAATTTCTATTAGTTGATCCAGAAAATGGATCATTCGGAATAGAAATGAAACTTCATAAACTTTTAGGAGATGCCGGATTCAGTAATAAAAATACTCCGTTCAACTTAGAAGAAATCATAAACAAAGGATTAAGACAAACTCCAGAGCTTATGAATTCTTTGAAGCATGTTTCTCATAAATTTTCAGGAATTGATCCTAAATCTTTCATCAAGAAAACAGAAGTTAAATTTGTGCCATTTGACAGTTACAACATGGAGCAATTTCAGTCAAACGGATATGACTTCAACTTAGGTCAACATAAGCAAATGGATGATCCTATTCCTGAAAAGGCTGAATTTTTAGGATACATGACCAATGGCCCAGATAAGTATCGAGTCATTCGACACGCCAAAGGTCTAGCTGTTGAGCTTCCGATTGACATAGACAAAACAGGAACTCCTAAAGGTAAAACAGGTGCGGTTTTACATTCTGGAGGAATCACTATTCCCGGAAATCAAAAACTAGGGCACCTTAAATCAAGTCCTGCGCCAAACACAAAGGAATACAACAGACTTATAGACTTGTTAAAGCAAGGACAATTGGGAGAACCCGGTGGCCCTTACAATAATGAGATGGAGCTTCCAAGTGTCAAAAAAGGAATAATAGAAGGAAAAAATTTCCTTATTAAAGCGATGGTTCCAAAAGACAAGATAGAAGAATTTAGCGAAGAAATGTCCACATGGGCCGTGCAAGCCCTTTGGTCTTTCGCAGGAGACCCAGCATTCCAATTTGGATATGTGTCACCGGGAGAAATCAAAGCTCATTTAAGCAACTTTGAAAATGAAATAGAGAAAGAAGAAAATCCAAAATTTACAGCACGCATAAAGGTGGGAGCTAGTCAGGACGAGATAACTATTGATGCAAAGTCTAAAGAAGACGCTGAGCAACAGATAAAGCAAAAATACGGAGACACTGTACTCATCCTAAAGATGACAAAAATATCAGGAAGAGATATACATTCAAAGCTTCATCAAAAAGGCCAAGGCATGGAGCCGCAGAAATATGGAACAGAAGAGGAAAGAACGAATGTGATTTCAGATTTAGGACAAATCATCAAAAATCTACACAAAGGAGTTCTTCCACAATCAACAAACCCAGAAGGGGAAAATTACATTCCTCTTGAAGCCATGGAAGCATTTGGCGATAACGCATTTGAAGCTAGAAAAAGACATATAGCACAACACATCAAATCAATGGGTTGGAAAATACACAAAGCCGAAAGAGGAAGATTAGAAAAAAGTGGACAAGACACTCCGAGCAGTGGAGAAGGAAGCGGAACTAACTTTGAAGATAAAGGGAAATCCGTTTCTGGTGCTGATGCTGGACATACAGCATTCACTGGAGACAGCAATAGACTGGGCCGAGAAGAATTATGGAATAAATTTGGGGTAGAAGACCCAAATACAAAAGCATCCAGAACTAAAGATGATTATGACACTGGAAGTGCAAATCAAGGCTTACAAGGCCAGCCAGCACCTCAAGCACCTCAAGCACAACCGACTCCTCAAGCATCTAATGAGTTCGGCGACGAAGGTGATGAGGCAGATCAATGGTTGAAAAAACGACATCCACAGCAACCACAGCAACCACAGCAACCGCCACAGCAAAACTGGAACTCAGATATCTCTTTTGAGTCTTGGGACAGAAGTGCATTTGATAGATTTCAAAGCTTCGATCAATGGAAAGAAACATCCGTTGTATATGATCCCAAAGTCCCAGTGGAAGACGGGTGCGGATTTAACGTATGGGGCGCAGCACCTACAAGCGATCCTTTGGGGATAAGCATCAAGGGAGATGCAGACACATCTAAGAGCGACCCGACAGGAAAGGGAAAGAATGTCAGACGACGCAAAAAAAAGTAATCTCGTAAGCTACATGGCGAACCCGAGATCGTTTACTCTCAAAAAGTGGTTCATTGAAATTCTAAAAGAAGATTACATGAAGCACGACACGATCATCGAGAGAGTGTCTACATCTCTAACCACAGAGAGTGATCTTAATGAGTTTGGAAAACTGATCACAGGCGTTTATGAAAGAGCTTACAAAAAAGCTGTAGACGATTACCAAGAACAGGCAGAGAAGCTTGGAATCAAAGTAAGCATTGTGGCAGAAGTCAAAGAGCAGTTATGAAAAATCTGGATTTGTGTCTGAGGTAATTGCTCGACATAAATAGCCACCTGTCTTTGGCTCGATGTCTACAATTCTCCACCATCGTTGACCTTTCATTTTGACTTTTCTGAAAACAATAGAGTCAATTGTCACTGGTCTAACGCACCAAAATTGAAGTTCCAAATCAGACTCTTCTACGACAACGGCATCAAATACAAATTTTGTGCCATATTGAACCGTGAAGTAACTGTTGTCATAAAGGTCATCAACATGTTCCTTTTTGCCAATAACCGGAGCACAATAATACTCCACGCCTCTTTCTTTAATGATTTTGGCAAGTTGAGGATCAACATTTAATACAACTTGATCTTCTTCGGGCTTGGCTTCAACTGGCTCGGGCACAGCTACAGGCTCTTCCTGAACCTCTTTGATGAACTCTTGAGGCTTTACAACTGCTGTAGAGGCTTCAGGAGCTTCAACAAGACCTAGCTCTTCTCCGATGTCAACAACATTAAAATCAGTTTTGAATTTTTGAATAGGGTTACGTTCATCTGTAACAATTTCGCTATTCCAGCCCATGTTCTCAAACTTAAGCTTGTCTATATCCCATTTATTTTGATCCTTCATTATAGGATTTGGACCACGAAGTTTGTAGACTTTTCCCTCTTTGTTTTTAATCGCCATATTCAATCACCAATTTTACCTTAGCAGCCCCACCCATTATAAAGTCTGAATCATCAGACTTGTGTATGTAGTTATTCACTATTTTGCAAATAGTGGATTGGCTAACCTTGAATTTATCGGCCAACTCTTGTTGTGTGAATCGACCTTTATTGTAATTATCTCGAATCCTAGCCACAGTTTTGTTATTTAGTCCCTTTGGTCGTGCCATGAATTATCCTTTCATTATTCACTCTCTTAAACCTATATAAGCAAAACACCTTCAAGAAAGGGAGAAAATCATTATGGCTCTTGTAGCTCCGTATCAAAAAGGCGAAATTCTACTACTCCAATACATCGTAGGAATGGTAAACGCCGACAATCCAGTATTGCATTTGTATGCAAATAACATAACACCTTCTGATTCAACAGTTATCGGCGATCTCACAGAAGTTGCTGGCGCAACTGGTTATGCTGCCATTACATTACTGTCTGCTAATTGGACAACCACTCAAGTTGGAGGAATCACAACAGCGGTTTTCTCTGAGCAAACATTTACCTTTACAACAGATGCAACATCTTATGGGTATTACATAACAGATGAGACTACCCAACTGTTATGGCTTGAGAAGTTTAGCGGATCTCCATTTAGTATCCCGGATGGTGGCGGTACAATTTCGATTACAACGAAACTGACACTTTCTTAAGGAGAATCAATGGATAATTTCTGTCAATTTTGGAATAAAGTAAATGGCGAACCATACACTGATGGCGTACCTGAACCTACAGGATACGAACTTAATGACATGGGATATAAAGGCAGCGGCCATGAACTCACACCATTGTCTGACGAAGACATTGCTCGTCACTCAGATGAAGATGTGCAGGCTGATATGGCGGCTAAAAAAGCGGCTGGCTTCAATCCTTGCAAGCTTGGAGGCCAAATGTCTGATGAGGAATTCAACAAGTTCCATGGTCTGAAAACAAGACAATAAGGATACATAGGATGTTAAACCCTATGGAGAAAATTTATGAAACTTAATTTAGATTCGACAGATTGGGGGAAGGTAGTAAAAGGAGCTTTAATCGCTGGTGGCGGTGCAGCACTTACTTATCTTTCATCTTGGATTTCAGGAACAGACTTCGGCGTATGGACGCCTATAGTTGTGGCTGGACTATCAGTGTTGGTAAATTACTTTAGAAAAGTCAAAGGTCCAGTAGTAGAAGCAGAATAGCTTTACTAGCTGTGTCAAAGAAAAAGGCCCGGAAGAATCTAATTCTTCCGGGCCTTTTTTGTTTATCCATTATTACTTAGGCAAAGAGCCACCGAACGGTACGCCGAACGATTGTGCTTTAATTTCCCATTGAGCAACAACTTCTTCTTGAGTTGGTTTTCTCCAATCTCCATTACGATATTTGTCAACAATCCAGTCAATGGCTGGAGACAGTATGCCAAGAATAACGTAGCTTTTGATTGGGCCAGCAAATGGCTTCATCCAAATAGGCATCGCTTCTTTGATCACATAATCATAAAGCTTACTTACGGCTACAAGAACTGTAGCCTTTTTATCAGCACCATTTGAATCCACCCACTCATCTACATAAGCGATAAGATCATCTAATGCTTTAAGCAAAAAATCTGTAACTTGATTGAAGCTAACTTTAACTTTGGTGAAAATTCTCCACCAAGAGACGACCTCTTTATTGGCGTCCCATTCTGCGGCCATGATTTTAACATATCCATCAATGGCTTCATCTAATTTTGCTTTGCCAACTGGGTTGGCATTATTTCTCATTTCCATGATTCCCTCCTTATTTTTTCAAATCTTCAAGCCATGCTATGAAGACTTGATCCACGTGGTCACTGAGATATTCATCAATGCACCCTGCATTGAATACTTTTACTTGGTCAACAAGCTCTTGGACTTCATCAACTGTAAATTTTCTTTCTGTCTTAAACCATCCGAACAACTCTGTTTTTCTTTCCATGATTCCTCCTACATTTTTGGGCCACCTTATTTATCCCTTAGAACATCAAATAAGATTGACAACTCATACATATTGTTATGGGAATTCTTAATCCAGATGGATCGCAATTTAAGCCAACAGGCACCTTGCAACAGTTCGACCCGGAGAACACCGAGCATGATCTCTTTAATGTATGGGATCAAGAGGTGATCGAGATCGGTGGATCGCCGCTGTTTTATTATGAAATTTTCATAAACGTCAGTAATATCGACAGTCTCTATGTGGAAGCTCGTGACAAACTTTGGTCACAGCACCCAGTTCAGGTTGTTGGATATTACGAGCCAATTCATTCACAAAACTTTATGAACGCATTCGGCATCGACTCTCCTGATGAGATGATGTTCGAATTTAATTACAGACATATTCTCAACACCATTGGACACGCTCCAAAAATTGGATCAAGAATTTACTCACCGCACAAAAGAGAAAACTGGGTTGTGATTCAACGCAACGTAGAAACATTCAAATTGTGGGGAGAGCTAAGACTCCAAGTTATGTGTGAAAGATTCCAAGAGTCGCTTACAACTGGAGAAGGAAAAGTCACGCAGCGTGAACCTGACTTCAAAGTCAATAGCGTCAAGGATCTTGGGGGTCAGACGACGAACTTTGCTGGTGGCCAGACTGGTCCAGAATAATTTTTACTCCATCCTTTGGATGCTCTAATATTCCATCGCTAGGAGCAACTTCGTATTTCACATCTTCAAATACGAAATGAACTCTCCGAGGCGGATGTACATTCTTAAACAACCGAAATGGAATATTCGTTTTTTTGAGACTTCCAATTACCTTCTTTTTTTGAAGGTTTGGATGTTTACTCTTTATGATTTTGTAAGGTTTCATTTGGCCACCATCTTATAAGAGTTAGAATGTTCTCATAAAGCATAGATAACAATAGGAATAAATATGTCTGAACCTGATCTAAACTCATGTAATGAACCCGGTGGCACCAAAGACTTAAACATTGATGCCCCTCCTGCTTTTTGTAGAGATGGTCTACAAGATAAAGGCTCGGGAACTATTGATCACAAACCATTTTTAACAAGTCAACAAGATGTTACTTCACGTGATCTTTCTTGGTTAGAAGATGCAACGCAAAATAAATTGGGGCAAGGTGCTCCAGCTTTATGCGATCCTCAACAAACCGGACACATCATAAATGAACAGGGAATGAGTCCCCCAAACAGAAACACTGTTTATCGTTATGCCAAAACTTTACGTGGGGCTGACGAAGCAATGAAAAAAATGTTTTCTGATGTTGTTGTTATTGATGAGTCTGGAAAATCATTTGACATTCCCATTATTTGGGCTACTCAAGAAAAAGCTGTGGCTTACATAATCCAAGAAAATGTCAGAAAAGATGAAAGTTTAGTAGTTGACAGAATCAGATTGCCAATGATGGCAATTCATGCCTCAAATTATCAATATAATCAAGATCGTTATGTTTATCATAAAGCAATTGATTATCTAAGGACTCCTCAAACCAATTGGAAGCCGGGTTTCACTACAAGTGAAAGGTATAACCGAGATACAATTTTTGGAGTTTCGAGAGGCATACCAATTGATATTAGCTATACGCTATATGCGTGGACGCTATACGAAGAGGACATGAACCAGATTCTTACTCAAATCATTACAAAATTTAGTCCCATGGCATACATAAGGGTAAGAGGAATTTCATGGGAGATTGGTGTCAAGCTCGATTCAATCGCTAATAATGTAGATGTTGAACCGGGCGACCAAGCAGTGAGAGTCTTTAAGTATCAATTTACTTTCACGGCTGAGTCATTCGTGGCTCAACCAATAGTAAGAAAGAAAGCTGTGCTTAAGACAAAAGTAGAAATCACTGATTCTCCTAATGATGAAGATATTACCGAAGTCTTAGCTAGGTTAGAACAAGCAGTAAAGGAATTGGAAGAATGATTGAAGTAAGAAACACTGGAAGGAGTCCCGTACAACTGGTAGTGAGGTCAAGGACTGCACCTCGTGCGTTCACAACGCTGATAGTTCCGGGTATCGGTAAGGGTAACAACGTAAGACTCATTGAAGATGAACGTCACACGGAATACATAGATAGAGTGGAGAAAATGGGTCTTATCTCCACTAGATACATACCAAACTCAGAGATTCGTAAGGGAGATTGAGACAATGGCTATATTAAGGGGATTTCCACCGTCAAATACAATTTCGCCAAGCGTAAGAATTACCGAGAAGGATTTGTCCTTTATTGCGCCCGAGCAGTCCTTTCATCGTGCTGGACTAATTGGATTCGCTTCTAAAGGACCAATTAACGTACCTACTTTAATAAGCACCAGTCGGCAACTTGCCACAGTGTTTGGATATCCACATCCAGAGTCAGGTGATCCTTATCTAAATTACGCTGCGGAACAGTACCTTCTGATTGCTAACGAGCTTTATGTAGTTCGTGTTGCAGATGAAGAGAACGTATCAGACGAACAAGCACAAACTGCTACCGGCGATGTTGCATCAGCCGGTGGCCAAATCAGTATTGAATCAAAAGAAGATGGAGACTACACATTTGCTGTAGATTCATTCTTCAGATGGAGACTAAACACTGTTCTCCATTCGAAGACACTTGTGGTTCTTGCTGGAACTTATACTGCCGCTCAACTTGCAGAAGATTTGAATCTGCAATTGACTGGCGACATCGATGGCATCGAATTCTT